CCATTAGAAAACGCCAGATCAGCCTGTCGTTTTAGTTCAGAGTTTTCACCAAACTCGGTCGCTGCCTCTGCCGAAGATCGTACTGTTACGACGGTACCTGGGGTTGCATCGCCGTTCGATACATCCATTCCGCCAACGTAGCCAACCGTCCGAGCGAATGCTGCACTAACCGCAACAGCGCCGCCAGCACGAATAGTTGAGCTGGTCCCAGGCAATCCGCCAGTTACACCATATGTTTCTACCATAAGTTATCAGTTTTATATTTGTATGTCGTATGTTCGTTGTTCGTCTGTCTGACCATCATTATCTTGGTCAAATCGTGCGTCCACTTCTGTCAAGTTATCACCAGTATCCTCGTAAAACCGCTGATACGTCAACTCAATGTCGATTCGATCAGCCCGAAGTGGTGGGCCACGTTCAGTATCGTTGTCAGTTGTCGCATCAGTTACATCGATATCGTGAACATCAGATTGGATTGTTGTAACGTCTGCAACAGGGGTGTCGTACTTTTCAAAATATGTTCGGACAGCCTCATAAATATCTTCTTCAAGTTGTGCATCGTCAGATTGCACAGTCACACTAAACAAAATCTGTATGTTTTTCACATACGTGTAAGTTGTTTCTCCGTTCTGTGTTGACGAGCGGATCGGTGCTGTCTCACGGTTCAACGGAGCATCACGAGTCTGATACCCGTGCGTCACAGCAGGCAAATCTTCCTCACCGTCTGGCCCTTCCTGTGTGACGTTTGTTGGATCGACAAGCCCATCGACTGCTGTCTCTAACTCAGCATAAAACGCCTCACGGACTTGCCTTCGTGTTGCCATTATGATACACTCCGCTTAACTGCTTCTCGTGCTTCAGATCGGATGTTATGCTCGTTTTGATAGAACGCAGATCGGAGATACGAGTGAGCATACGTTCCTTGCTCAATAATCGTCTCTGCAATAGCCAATGCAGAGCCACGAAGTCCGTATCGGGGCGTGATATTCTTTTTCTGCATCCACTGCCCGATGTAGTACGCAAACCCACTAATATTTTCTATATCAGGAGAGTCGTACGGATAGTCAGGCGGCTGATGTTCGGGCGACGGTGGTGGGGTAGCCTTACTTACTTCATGTGGTTTATCAGTTCTATTTCCAGATCCAAACTCGACAACCGCTGCGTACGGTGCTCGGAGCAAGTTTGCACCGACAGTAAACTCCATTTCAGCACCATCAAGGACAGCATCTTTTTCAATTGCCCGACGTAGCTGCCCACTTGCTTCAGGATCTTGGATAATGTTCCGAAGTACGTCAGCATACATATCTTGCTGTGCTTGACGTAATTTTGTCGCCATCCGCCGTGGCAATTCGTCTTTCACATCGTCAATGCTATCAATCACAGCCTCAATGTTAGAGCTTGTCATTGTCGCCTCTCAAACGATAGTATCCAAAACGATGTGTCAGGTGCGCTACCAGGCTCAGCGTCGATAGGATGCCCGACAATCGTGTCAATTTCGTACTCGACAGCACCGTACGTGACACGATCACCGTGTTTAACGTCGACATTGCCATCAGAGACGATTAGCCCACCAAGACCACCGTCAATACGTTCGCCCGCCAACTCGGCTGCAACACTCTCACGTGGCTCGAATAGCCAAATTCGTTCCGTGTGGTCTGACTCAGTTGTCGTTACTTCATCAAGACTCCCAGTTGTCTCCGTTTGTCGACGCACTGTTACGTCAGTTGCCCGAGCACGAATTACACGTGTCTGAGCATGCAATGCTTTGCTTCGTGGGAGTCCTGAACTACGCATTATCCAATATACGACGACGTGTTACTAAATGGCAAGTCGTCATCGCCAATTTCATCAAGCTCTGCCTCTTGGATACCCGCAGATATTTCCGAGGCCCACGACCGAATCTGTTGGCTGTCGTCTGGATCAGCGTTTGTAAAGGATAGTGACTCGTCACCGATCCCGTACCGATCAATGTTGATATTCTCGACAGCCTCTTTCATTTTCATGGCTGTTAGTGCAACAAGTGCTTGGCCGTATGCAAGATCATCATACCAACGATCAGAATCGTAATTCATATACAGCACCCGTTTTGCGTCACGGACGACACCAGCCATCTGTGAATCAGCAAGGTCTACACTACCTGGCAATTCATCAGGCGAATCATCGTATGACGTTTTATCTCGTGCTGCCCGTTCAAGTTCTTTATCAGACGTAACAGCAAATGGTTTCACACTCATATCAACTTTGTCATTTCAACCACGATGTCTGCGCCAGACGCAATCGCATAGCCAAGACCAATTAATGCTGCCTTTTCGAGACGTGTAATGCGATGTTCTACGTCGTCAAGTCGCTCGTCAACGTCACGTTCACGGTACGATTGCTCGTACGACGTTACCTGTTCAGACGACTCAGCCATCGCATCAACCTTAGAACAGTGCGCTAACTTTCGCGTCTCGTTTAATCGTGACGCGTTCTGCATCTGCTCGGATCATTAGAACAGAGCAGAGACGTTTTCGATCTTGATAGCGTCGTAGGCAATCGAGTTGCCAGCACCGTCGTCGGTCTGGTGACTGCCAAGTCCAAATGCCTGACCAGCACGCCAGTAGAACTCGTATTCAAGTTGCCCACCGTTTTTACGGATGGGCTCCTGAATCATCGTCGGTTCTGGCTGCTCGTAAGACGTGAAGAAGTCACCACCGTGGTCGGGGATCAGGTACATCACGTCGTCGTCAGAGCCGTTAGACGCGGCAGGCAGATTGCCAGTAATGTCGAACTGAAGGTTTTCAGCCTGATCGGGAGCGTTCCGAAGACCAGTTTTCGACGGGATAAGGAAATCATCGCCCACAATAGACGTGCCAACACCAGCAGCGTCTTCATTCATGTCAAGCCATTGACTTTGAAGTGCGACACCGCTGTTGTCGTCAATCGTGTTCCACAGCGCACGGACCTTGTGCGGCCATGCGACGTAGTCCCACGAGTCTTCAGCGTAGATACCCTCAGTCTTCTGATAGGCGACACGCTGAACAATGTTCGATGGCTGTCCACCGTTGCTCAGACCGAACTGGCTGGTGTAGTCACCAGCGTTGATGACATTTTCCGATGGGATGTTGTCGTCAAGCCACTCGAAGACACCAGGACGAACCTGATTACCGTCTTCATCAGTGATGCCAAGAAGCCACTGAAGATCGGCCTGAATATCGAACATCTCCATCAGTGCGTCTTGTGCACGCTCGACCTTCTCTTGGGCACCGCCCATTTCAAGGTCTTCAGCGTCCACAGTCATGCCGTGGGTCATCCGTGGGATCGTCACATCGTCACCGATGTAGCGAACAATATCCACGTTACCAAGGACTTCACCAACAGCAGTGGCACTTTCGGGCATGTCCGACTTTGCGTCGACATACATACCGTCGCCCTCTTCGACTTCTCGTGTGCCACGCGGTACCTCTTCGACAGGCCCCATCTCACGACGAAGGCCACGTCGATCACGTCCTTCCCGATCAAGCATTACATCTTCATCGGGTGCGACCATCTCTCGGAAGTTTTCTTCAGTATGGAAAGAAGTAGTTGCCATATATTATATCACCTTATTACGCCTCAACCTCTCCAAAGAGACGTACACGAACAGGATAGTCGTACTGGTTCACGTTATCGCCCGTTTGAATACCAGGCCGATACGCAACACCAATTGCTTTGAAATTACCACTACCACGGTCGAATGTGGTAGTTCCGTCAGAATACCCTTCAGGAACAATGCGGCCTTGGAACTCAGCAGCAGTTCCCTGTAGCGCCGATGCGTCTACAACACCAACAATGTCCTGATGGCCAATCGTTGGTGCAGGGTCAGTACCGTTGTTTTCAGGAGTCCGAATACGCACTCGGGCTGCATCTTCCTCAGTCGGCTGGTACTGGATGCGCTCACCAGCTACGTACTTTTCTTCAACAACGTCTTCTTCGGTTTCCGCCGCCATTGCCTCTGCGTCGTATCGAGCAAGGCCAATATGGGCCGCATTAACAGCATTTGCAAACGTCAGTACGTCTGCACCGTCAGCACTGTCGTCAAACAGTAGCTCACCAGCGTAGACATCTTCGTTTGCAAGTGCCGAGAGTGGGCTCCGATCAGCTTGCTCCACGTAAAATTCAACTGCCATTGTTATTGTTTGTTTCTGTGTATGTAGTAGTCAGAGTAATGTTATGCTCCGTAGCCTCGTCCGAAGCTTCGAGTGCCGTACGACTCGCTGTCGCTCGTACTCTCAGATCCAGTATCGAGGTTCTTTACAGTGCTGCCGTCAGACACGGCATCCGCAACCTCTTCCCGACGTTCAATCTCTTCGTCAAGCACGTCGAGTGGGTCGTCAGACTCGTCAGCCGTTTCTTTCCACTCGTCTCTGTCAGCACCAAGATCATCGAGCGTGTCAAGTCGCTCTGCAATATCTTCTTGTCGATATTCCGATAGTTCGTCTTCAAGATCCTCGACACGTTTAATCTGCTCGTCAAGATCGCCAACAATCTGCTTCACGCCATCACAGCGACATTCGTCTTCGTCCAGTTCGATGGAGAAGTTGTCAGCAGTATCGAACGCCTCATCAATCCGCTCACGTCGAGTGTCGAGAACCTCTTCAGCCTCTTCTTTTTCCGCCTTTAGTTCAGCAACAGCATCGAATTGCTCAGCAAGCGCATCGACGGTTGCGTTACTATCCACATCTACTTCGATAGTAAATTCGTTATCCATGTTTTCCTCAGATTCCCACGGTGTATATTCATTCGGACAGTCGTGGGCTTCTGCTGCCCGTTTAATCCGCTGTTCCAGCGTACTCTGTTCGATGTTGTAATCACCATTTCCACGGAGATTCCATGCGTCTCGAACGTCATTGCAGCTATTCAGCGGGAACTTTGCGTCGTCAGCATGCTCAGTGGAGTCATCATTATGCTCGTCAGGTCCGATTCCAAATGCCTTATCATCAACATGATACGCACCTTCAATATGTGCATCAGTTGTGACACCACAACCACACGCATCTGTACTTTCGACCGCCAGCGAGTCATGTTTGTGTGCCACAGTTTTACCATCGTCCTCCTCAATCAGATAGACAACACTGTCACCAGCACACACTTCTACGTCACCATCAATTCGATCACTGTAACACCCATCAGTCTTGTAATCAATAATTTCACCACGAGCATCACCGCCTTGCCACGAAACCATCGCCCCTTCGTTGTATGTGTCCGCCATAGTAAAATCTTTTTCAGTTTCTACAGACGTGGACGCATCATTCGTTTGTTCATATTGCGACTTGAGTGATGCAGCTTTTTCCCGTGCTGCTGCGCCACCCCATGCTTTGAACATGGCATAGCCACAATCTTCCCACGGTGTGTCAACTTCAGACTCGTCATAGTCTTCATTGCCCTCGTGTCGAGGATGCCAGTTTGCAACAGCAGATGTACCGCCTGTTACCCATATCTCAAGTGACAGTTCACCACCGTCAGCAAACATCCGTGCACGGTCACGACCAAGGCCGTCAGGACCGCCACAATCTTCAGGAACCCTTCCATCGTCAACAGCGTCCAAAAAGTCCTGCGCGTTGTTCTGAGCGGTTTCTGGAATGGATAAGTCCAAATCTTCTTGGTCGGCCAAGAAATCGCTTGTGATATCGCTCACGTCATTTACGAGGCCACAGCCATCTCCACCCGAACATCGACCACGTTTGACACCAGCCACATGGTTTCCATACATGTCAACTTGGAACGTGTCAACGTTATCGTCCGTCAGATCGCCTGTCTCACCATCGTACTCATCAACAGTACGATTGTAAAAACCAACTGACACATCACTGTGCTCTTCGACCCATTCTTTTGCCTCTGCATCGTTTGATGGGATATACAGTGTTGATTTGAGTCGATGCTCTCCACCATCATAGTGTGTCTGTCGCCAAAACCCGTGGATGTCGTCCACGTTCTTGACCATTCCAGTATTTGGATGTGACAACGTGAATGGGCTATTATCCCACGACCATGCTGCCTTACGAAGCTCGTCAGCGGGCTTTTTCTGCCACGTTACTTCGCCATCACGCACGTAAGCCTGTTTGATGGGGCGTGCAATCGTAGCATCAGTAATCTTGTAAAATGTATTAGTATTGAACGCCCCTTCAAGATCAGCAGGTGCGTCAACACGAACCAACGTTTCTTTATCCCACGACACTTCGGTGTCACCATCAGCGTCAGTTGTCACAGCACCGTCTGCTGTTTCAAACATGTTGACGGCAGAATCGTGGGTCAGCACTACATCGTCACTCATGTGTTTCTGTCACGTATGTAGTAGTCACAGTAATATAGTTATGCAATATCTTCTCGAATCCGAACAGTAATGTAGCCGTTATTTGGAACTGTTTCGATACCACTGTTTTGATCCGAATATGTTAATTCAAACTCGGCCTCGTAGATGCCTTCGGCGTCTGTATCGCCATCTGACCACTCGTAAGCCACACGGCCTTCTGGCTCGTTAAGTACCACGGCGGTGTCATCGACAACAGTTTCTTTCGTGTTTCGATCACGCATATGAAACGTGACACCAGACACGTATTGTAGACTTCGTGGATCGTTGTCTTCGTCTAACAGACGTGCTTCTAATGCAGGCCGTGTATCTCCTGTTTTGATCGTAAATTCGTTCATGTTTCTATTTCTACCTTTTGTGTGTTGAGTATCTGTACTGAGTTATCTGTTTCGAGTTCTACACTGTTGTTTCCACTTTCAGATGGTTGCAGTGACGTAAATACAACAGTAATTAACGTTTCATCTGTTTGTAGTGATAATATTGCTTTATCACCAAATGCAGATGCTATTGTTTTGACAGTTGGCTCTTTTTCTGCAATAATTAGTGATCCTTTGTCTGCAATGGCGTTTGCGACACAACACGGTTCGACAGTAAAATCAACATTGTCATTGTTGAGTGATGTATATGTAACTGTCTCAAAATCTACGTTGTCATTATTAGGAGGTTGATAGCTCATGTTACGTATTAAGAATAATATACTCGAACACCGAATCAGTAGATGGCATATTTATCGTTCATTTGAAAATCTGCGTCATCGCGGTCTTGCGTTGATGGAGATGACATAAACCACGCTTCCGCAATTTCCATTTCATGGAAATTATTAAACTCCCGATCTCCACCAAAAACGATGTTAACTAAGTCGTTTGCACCCGCATTGCCCGAAAATGCGGTTGACCCATTAACACGCAGATCACTGTTAGATCCATCGAAGAGAGCATTATATATCCTCCAGTTTGTTGACGTTGACCCTCCGATGCTGTTATTTCCAGCAAATTGTTTCACTTTTCCATTTCCGTCGTCTGCTCCAAGCAATTGTCTACCTTGATCGCTGGAATCGTAAAACCTTCCAGACCCACCACTTCCTGATATATGGCGAGCAACAATAACAATTGCATTGGGTTGGTTTTGCGTTATCTCTGCATCAATATCATCGAATCCATCACTCGTTCCGTCGAGATAAATAGTTGCCTCTCCGTTAAGATCGTTGGTTTGTTTGGTTGGACTCCCCACATCATTCATAGTGGCACCCCTAATCTCGTCGGTCCAAGGGCTCCCCTCGCTGTAACTGCTTGCAACTAATTGATAGTCTACACTGTCGGGTATTGTGACCTTTTGCTCAAGTGAAGCAGAAATAAACGGCTTTGATGCTGTATTAAACAGTTCGTTACCGTCATCGTACTGGGCTGCTACGTGCCAATTTTGTGTCGTTCCATTTGCATCAGGATGTGTTTTAAAAATATACTCACCGTTTACATCTGTTGTTGTTTGTGCGACAATATTTGTGTTATCTTGACTAAATAGATATACTGTTGCACCTTCAACAACGGTACCTTCTTTATCAAGAATTTGCCCTTGAATATCGTTTTTAGCCATTGTAAATCACTTATGTTCCGTCAATAAGACCAATTCCTTCCGCGTTTAGTTCTGTGATATCAGAAAGATCGTATGAAGAATCAAGTCGCTCTGTCCAGAACAGATGCGTCGATTCAGAGCTGTCGCTTGCTTCTTCAGACAAAAACTTTACTGCAACGTAATACGAATCTACAGACACAGTAGAATCGTTTACGTTAAAACTAAGTTCGCTTACTTCAGACTGCCACGTCGACTGCTCAGACGCCACAGAAATGTCCGCTGTGTCAAAATCAACACTAATTGGACTGTACGCAGACCCAGTTGGCTCAGTCGTTATCGCACTAATATCGTCAGATTTTACAAGTGCGTCTTGACTGTCATTATATAGTCCAATCTCAAGTGTTACTGGGCGTGTTAGTTCGTCTTGTCGAAACTGTGTTTTAAATACAAATTCGCTACCAGTTTGATGTAACATTATTGATCCTCCATAATTGTTACGACCTGTTCTGCAATTTTATTTACGTCTCTATCAGTCAACCCATCAGAATTTGGCTGTGGCCCACTTGTTGTCTGCCCTTTTTCCATGCCATTATTGCGTCCGCCCTCAGCCGACGTTCCATCAGGACCAAACGATTCTTTTTCGAGGACTGCCTCTGTTCCAACTTGGGCAACGTTCAATGTCTTGAGGAACTGCTGTTCTTCCTCACTGAAATCACGTTCCCAATCAATGTCAGCGTTGGCCCACTCTTCTTTGAGGATTGAACGAGCCTCTCCTGGCGTCAAGACAAAGTCGTTGATACCAGCCGACAGTGTTTGCATGACACGAGTTAATCGCTCCGCATTATCAAGTTCGGACAGTTTGAACAGCGGTCCCCACTCAACGTCAAATTGGAGATCGTAGTTTTCAGATGCACGACCGTCTGTCAGCTTCACGACGTGTGAAACAAATCGACGCATATCAGTCTCGTATTCACGCTGCCGCTCACGTTCCACTTTGTTGAAGTAGTTTTTAATGTCTGTCTCAGATCCTGTTGTCGTCCCAGTTTGCGTGCCAAAGAGCACACTTTTCGTCATTTCAGAGGACGCACAGACCTGATCAAAGATCACATTAAAGTATTCTTCGGGGTCCAACTGGCCATCTGTCTGGAAATCTTCGATTTCATAGCCTGCTGGTGTAATCAATTCTGACTTTGCGTTGAGATTTTGCATATTGTCGTTTGCTTCTTCCCAGTCGTCATCGTCAGCATCGTCAGGTAACTCGACGTGGTACATCTTCGCTGCATAACGGAAGATGGTTTGCATCAACGACCAGTTGCCCTTCTTTAGTCCACGAAGAAGATGATACGGTGACACAAGGACGCTATCGCCTTCGTACTTACCGAGCGTGTCGTCATCTAAATCTCCATCAACAGTCTCGTTTTCAGTGTAGTGGAGGATGCGATTTCGATGAACGAATTGAATCCGCTCAATCACATCAGCCTTTTCAGTCCAGTCAGGTGGGCCAATTAGGTAGCCAAGTGGCTCTTTGTACGTCTCACTTTCTGGATCAGTGTCCATGACAATTCCCGTTGGGCGGATCTCGTAATCATGGAAATTCTTTCCTTCTAACGGGTCTGCTTCTGCACCCGCTGGCACAGCACCGTGAGCAGTCTTAAACCGTGCAAGATCATCAAGTGTAATTGTTTCTACTTTTTTGATGCCCTCAACTGTGACGCTGTCGTCTAACGGGTCTTCGTATGGACCATCACTGTCGTCATCAAGGACAAAATAACTGAGCGCAAACCCGTCACGGCGAGCCTTGATCCGTGTGTACTTGTAGTGATTTTCCCAGTTATGTTGTGAAAGAATATTGTTAATGTTCTTTTCGCCGTCGTGGTCAACCTCGTACCCATTTTTGAACGCATCTTCGACTGGCTTATCAACTAACGTTTGCGCCCAAAACGTTCGGTAAAGCCACCGAATATCATTCAAATGTGGGTCAGCCATCAAACGACGTGGCTCAACTTCATCGGAAGAATCGCCTGGATCAGTGCCGATACCTGGCTCACGTCGCTCTGTTTCTTGCGAATACGTATGTGTATTTACACGACTCGTTCGTTGTGTCTCAAACGACGTAGACGCATCAGTCGATACCTCGATGTCAAACTCTGAATCACTCATTAGTAGCCACTTCTATTATGTGTTGCAACTTTGGTTAGTGTTCGTGTTGATCCAAACTTCTCTGCGGCAATCCACAAGTACGTAAATGCATGGAAGGCATCGTCGTTACGATCAGCCATCACTTTCAATTTCTTTTTCCCATCTGACGTTTCAGTTCTATCTGTGTAGGGTGCAGTAAGCTGATCGACAAGTCGTTGCTCGTCACCGTCTTTCCCACCACTTAGGTCTTGTGTGGGAATTTCAAACTTACCTGCTTTAAATGTATCGACCATTGATTCCATCATGTGAGTCCGAGCAACCGTACAAAAGTCAGAATCTTCAAACCCACTTTCTTGGAATTTCGGCTCGTCTTTGTCTTTGATATTGCCGTAGAGTACGCCACAGACGTTATCCCACCCATCGCTGTTCCAAATGTCATTACCTTGTTGCAGGTCTTCACGCTGTTTGGCACCATATCCTTCGTCAACAGCAATCCGATCTGCTTGATAGTCTCTGATACAATCTTCAACTTTTTGTAATTCGTCGTGTTTGTTGAGGTCAGGATCGATAAATTCAACATCAAGAATATCGATTTTGTACTCACGTTCGTCGTCTTCTAACGGTATTTTCTCACCAACGACGACAACGGTATCAGATGCGTCTTGACTGTCTCCACCACCCCAGTCGACGCCAACAAGTACCTCTGAGTCGTCGTACGTTCGGTGTCTTGAAAAGCCGCTGTCTCGATCAAATGCATCTGTCACGTGATCGTCAGTCAGCAGATCATTTTCAGGCGTGTAAAACTCGGCAAGGACTTCGTTTTTGAACTTCTTTTCAGTGTATTTTTGCCGCTTAAATTCGATCTTCGCTTCGTCGTGTAGCGGTGACGCATACTGATCAATGTGCCAGCCAGTTACGGTATATCCTTGGATCTTATCGGCAGCAGACTGTTTCCGCTCAATCTCTGCTTCGAGTGCTTCTTGATCGATGTTGTCGTCACCACGAAGGTTTTTTAATTCATCGACCTCGCGGCGAAGTTCACGTCGCTGATCTTTCAATTCTTCTGGCAGAAATTCATCAGCCTCGTCTTGGACAATCCACTCTTGTTCGTCTTCGTCCCACGTTTTTTGATCAGACATTTCCCAGAGGTCATTGAAAAAGGAATTGGACATTTTTGGCGTGCCGATCACGACAATTGTCGGGAAATATGGGACTTGAGGAACCTCTTGGTCAACTGCTTCGAGGAAGGTCGAAAACATGCCTTCGTCAACGTCCTGAAACTCGTCAATGATGCCCATATGGCCGTGGAGTCCACGCAACGCATCTCCGTCACCCCACGCAGATCGGGCTTTTACATCAGCCTCGACGTTGACAGTTCCGTTGTCACTTTCAAGCTGTCGTTCAAACTTTTGATGACTGATGTTGTTTTTTGTCCGAATCTGATCAAGCCCACTGTTTTTGACAGCAGACTTGAACCGATCCATCACTTCACCAAACTGCTCTTGTCGAGGAGCCGTAATATCGACCTCGACCATTGGAAACTCAGACGTAGCCCAGTTTGCGGCCCCCGTTGCTGTCGTTGTCTTCAAACAGCCACGTGCAAAATTAAGGATGACGATGTCGCCCCAGTTCGATGGTACCAATGGCCCATCATCGTGAACGAGATAATTTAATTTTTCACCATCTTCAGGCCCACCATCTGTGTAAAAATCGTATTGTCTGGTGGGGTCATTCGGATGGTTCCAAAAATTGGCCATATACAGGCGAATATCATGCGGTAATTGATCTCGCAAATCCGCTGGCATATCGCCGTACAAGCTCATTGGTCGTCTACCTGTAGGTCTTGAGTGAAGTCTTTAGCAACGTCTGAAACGTCTTCAGCGCCGTCAGAATCGGTTTCATCTGTCGACACCTCCATCGTATAGTCTCGGTTCTGAATCACCACAGCGCCGCTCTCATCGTCTTCTATGACGACGCCACCGTTACGGATGTGT